TCAACAACATATATATAACGGATCTTCTTCATCTTCAAATTCAATAGTAATTGTATGTTGATCAGTAATTTTTGAAAATGTTTCTTCTTCTTTTTTATACTCATAATCTCTAACTTGAAAATGTGTCTTTAGGTTGTTTACTGTTTTATTAGTAGAATCAAAAATTTCTAAATTTTCATCTGCAAAAACTAAAGATGAAAATGAAAAAAGAACACATATATAAACAATAATATTTAATAATTTTCTCAACAAAAATCCCCCTCACTTAAATTTATATTTATTAATTAATACTTTTCCCCACAATCACAATATCACTCTTATAATCCTCAAAGTAATCAACTTTCGTAATTTCGTACTTAACATCATTGTACAGAATTACTTGATTTTCAACAATACCTTTTCTATGGTTAATAATAAAAATAATATCCCCTTCATACATGATAGGTTCATCACTCAAAATTTCCCTACCACCTATATGACGTACATAAGCCCATATTTGTTTACATTTAATTCTATACTTTTGTTCAATTACTAAAGTTTCATGGTTACGTACATTTACTAGTTCACATACTGTAATTTTTTTATCCTTTACAGTATACTTTTCTCTTTTTATGGAATAAATTCGATCATTAATCATATTAAAACCTCTATTTAATTAGCCCTCTTAGGCTGTACATGTAAAAATTCATTGTAGTGTTCAAACAAGCCAACATAAGCATCTAACAAACTTGCCGTTCCATCTATTCACATCTTGGGAGCTAGAGACTTCATAGGCTGTATATTACCGTTCACATCCGATTTCACTGCTGTATTCGTCAAACACCACTTTAATATAGGGTTATTATTGTAATTTATTTTCTTAGCTCCTAAATCAGCACCTAAGTTCTACATTGGTAAACTTAAAGTCCTAACTCCTTGTCTACACGGAACCATTTCAAAACCGTGACTTTCCATTTTTTCCACCCAATAAGTAGCACAATAAGGGTCATAGTATATCCATGCAGGTATTATCCCGTACTCTCTAAGCATTTCTAAATACCACGCTGTAACATCACTATAATTTATCTTATTCTCCTCACATAGGCGAATTAGTCCACGATTAAGCCATATATCATAAGGTATCTTTTCACTATGTACCCGCTGTTCAAAATTATCTCTCGGCAGCCAATACATTTGAGTTACAAAGCGTTCTTCACTTTTACTATCAATCATTGACAGAGTAGCGCACGTTAAGTCCGTTGTAAGGCTTAAATCAGCACCACCAATAGCATAACAGTTCTGAAATTGTCTTAAATCGAATGTTTTTTCGTTCTGTATGACATCTAAAGTTAACCACTTGCCACTAATGCTATCTCTAACATTGAAATCTTTAACTAATATTCCTCTTAAGTCTGTAGGATTAATTTTTGCTCTTTCTATTTGTTGTTCAAGATTTTCAACCTTCTTTATTGAAGCTAATAACGGATTAGCTTTAATCCACTTATCGAGTTCTTACCATTCTGTACGTGCATCTAATTCATAAATAAGCAGACTATAAATTGATTTTCCAAACTCCAAAAACTTCAACTAGTATTAGAGAGATACCACTTGATGATGAGACTATTTCCATCCTTAAGCACTGGAGAAAACAGCAAAACACAAGGCTGTTGCGCTTTGGTCAAAATAGCTTGAGTGATGACCAGCTACTATTTACCACACTTGATAATGAAGTACTGGATATTGACTACCCTAATCGGACTCTTAAAAAATTAATCCAAGATAACGGACTTAAGAAAATAACAGTCCATTCATTCAGATACACTCATTGTGTTCTACTGTTTGAAGCTGGGGCCAGTATCAAACAAGTGCAAACTAGATTAGGTCACAAAGACTCAAACGTGACCATGAATATTTATAACCATGTCACCAAGAATAAGAGTAATGAGACCGCAAGTCTCTTTGCTAATTTCATGGCAAAATAAAAACCATGGTCAAAAATAAAAAAACACCCATCTGCGGTAACAGATAGGCGCTTGAAACGTTGATATACCAACAACTAACGTTTTGAGAATTGAGAAGCTTTACGAGCTTTCTTAAGACCTGGTTTAATAAATCATTACTTTTCATTAACATTCATTGAATAAAGATAGCTAATTACCAAGCTTCTTCTACTATATATACGCTCATCAAATACCATCAAAAATCAAATTACGTATTCAATTACGTATTCAAAACATCGCTTGCCAGCGCATTAAAAATAAGCACAACTCTTTTACGGGTTGTGCTCGTTAAAATAGCGTATCGTTAAATTTCCTATGTACAGATTGTATTTGATTATACAACTCTGTATCTATTTGCTTTAAATTAGATATAATATTTTGGTCAACATCTGTTGAATAAGCATAACTTTGTTTATGCACTCTTATATAAGATGGACAATAGTGTAAAGAAAGTTTATTGCATTGATCTATATTTAGCTCGATATCATATTCACTTGATATATGTTGAGACTTTGATATTTTTGAGATTGGTAAAACGTTAAAATCACAAGGAAAATATTCTTTTTCGGCACCTATAATTAGCATAGGTCTAACTTTAAATCCCATGCGATTGGTGTTTGAGTTAAAATATTTAAACCTTACTTTAGCTATCGATCCGATATATTCTTTTGGATTAACCGACACTTACAAAATCCTCCTCAGCATCATCGAATTCATCGATATACATGTCGAATTGATGATCATAAAGTCTCACTTTCTCTGCGTCTTTTTTGATATCTTCAATATTTATTTTACAAGAGCCGCTTTCACCTTCAGCCAAACCAACTCTTGAAATTTTCCAAGCATTTTCTTCATGAGACATATTACGCAATGTCCAAGGTGCATATTTGCCATATAAATAAATAGTGTTATCGATTACATATTTTTCTGACTCAGATAATTGTTCATCAATTTGTTCGTTAGGATTATAATATTCGAAAAAGAACCTTAATGAAGGTAACACAGGACCATGTTTCCAACCTTCAAATTCTTCATCTATTATCGGCTCACCTAAAAAAGCTAAAGAAGTTTTTTGTGCAAAATACATTAATTTCTGCAATGTAATTTCATCATTATTAAAAGAAGATTTTGTGATTTGTTCATAGGAATATATTAGATATTTAGCAATATTCTGAACTTTAGCAGTCATACGTATCCCTCCTTTTCTTCATATTACCACAAATCGTACAATTTATGTTATGCTTTTGCAATACTTATATTGAATATTTTAAGCATAAAAAAATAAGCCTACCTCCAATTAAGGAAGTAGGCTATTTTTTATTTAAATTCTTTCACTTGATATTTTACGCCATTTATCTCAAAAATGCGGTCATCCTCTTTCTTGACCTCGTTTGGTTTCTTACCTTTAATCTTATCCACAATAGCTTGGATAACTTTTGGGTCATAACCATCTGCGGTTAATCGCTTAATTCGATCCACACCGTTACCATAACGGCCCTTGATAACTAATTGTGCCACCTCGTCATTAGATAGCTTGGCTTTCGGTGTATTGTCTGTCCCTTTATTAATATTAGCGATAATTTCTTGGACTGTTTTGCCTTTAGACATGTAATAAGTCACTTGGTTAATAAAGTAGTCTAAAACCGCTTTATATCCACCGTGTGTCTTAGCTGACCGTTCCGGACATGATGTCCCGATAGTTGATACATCATGATGTAAAGCGAATGTCTTACGGCTTGGTACGATGCCGTAATAGTGACAATCCTCGGCTACTTGGATAAAGGTCATGCGCTCATTTTCTAACCATTGTTGGTTATTTACTTTTAATTGTTCGCACACCTCGTAAGATAAGGCATACCGGTTATACTCCGGGTTAGCGCACGCCCATGCACCGCTATAAGTGTTTTCCACTCGGACAATTTGATCCCGATTAATGTAATAATGCGCAAATCCTTTTTTAGCATTTGAACCACTACGCTCACGCTGTAACCATCCAATATATTGCTGAGGTGTCATAGCGCCTGCATCGTTATGTATCACGATATATTTAGGCTTATTTCCATTAGAGCCTGCCACACCATGAAACAAGTCACGGTTGATAATTTGAGGCATTTTGACCATGCTATCATCCTCCTTTAGGTCATACTGAGTCAAGTTGTAGTCTTGGATAATTTTGATAATTTTCTTTGCATAACTAGGGTCTGTTGCATACGTTCCAGTGAGTGCTTCCGCTTGACCTTGGTATGTGGTAGCTCTTAGCACTTCACCATAATAATTGGCTCGCCATGGTGTGCTAGTGAAGAAATTACTGTGATACTTAACGAATTCTTCCATGCTAGAAAACTTAGCAAATTCAGCCTTAACCAATATGTATTTTGTTCCGTCCCATTCTTGGGTCAACTTGGTGTAGGTGTCACCAGACCATGGTTTGTTCGCTTTAATGCCACCATAGTTATGAGCATTGACGGCTAATTCAGACTTGCCATAATTGGACTCCAAACAAGCTTGAGCGATTAAAATTGAATTCAAGACTGAGGATTGATTGTGTTTGACATATAACGCTGAAATATCTTCAATAAATCCCATTTAGTCACCTTCTTTTATTAAATACATAAACAAAGCGATAACCAAAATGGCTATCGCTAGTTTAATTCCAATATCTTCCACCTATTCGGTCACCTTTTCACCGACTCGATAAAGTCCAGTGGCAGAAGCGCCATAAATAAGGCCCTCTACCCCGTGGATAAATAAGTCTTGGTCATACCATACCGCATAACATAACCCTAGGACTAAGCCTAAAAATACCGCAAATAATGGTACAAACTTAGTTGGGATATACCGTTTAAGTAATTCGGTTAAAATCACAGTAACAGGGATAATAAATAAATTAAATTCCATTACTTCATACCTCCATTAAATAGTGTTTTGATTTGTTCGTTGTTGACAATAACTTCATCCTCAACTTTGCCTAATCGTAACTCATGATCATCTAAGACCTTGTGGATATTATCACGGTCTTTTTGTGAGTCTCTGATGTCATAGGATAGTTGAGTGGTGGTTAATTCTAAAGCCCTTAGTGTTGTATTAATCTTATTCATAACCTTGTTAAAAGGCTCAACTACTAACTTAGCCAATGAGATGATCGTTACAATCCCACCGGCTACAGTCACCAACTGAATTAAGGTTGTGTTCATTAAAACACCCTCTCTATTAATAATAGATAATCGATATACTGTCTAATTCGTTTTCTGTATATTCGGATATTAGAAATTCATAAAACCCATCACCTAAATTAGCTTTCATGACTCCCATAGTAATAACGCCTACATTACCATTTTGGTCAAAAGTATAAACATTTCCTTTTTTGGACTTAAAGGCTACTGCTTTTTTTACATCATTTGGTACATACGGAGGAAGTTCTATCACAATACTTGTTTTATCTTCTCGCCTAGCCCTAACACCAGCAGCACGATATTTACTTAAATCAATTTTCTTCTCCCATATTTTTTCACTCATATACCAAGCTTCTTTCATTTCATCCCCGTCATAAAAAACTTGTTCAGTATTTCTAAAATCAATCACCGCCATAGTATCACGCCTTCACTAAATAAATGACATTAGCAGATTGGTTACTTGGTACAGAATTGACAACTTTCACTGTTACGCTTGTACCATCTGCACCTTTAGGACCTGTGGCTCCTCGTGGTCCTGTTGGACCTTGTGGACCAGGGTTACCTTTATCACCCTTAGCACCATCTGCGCCTTTCGGACCTTCCATTTTCCTGATTTCACTTAGCCTAGTTTCAAGATTAGCAATTTGGTCAATCGTGTGGGTGTGTGTTGCGCTTGCTTTATCGTCTAAAACATCTTGTAAACCGTTAATATCGGTAAGCTTGTGAGTGTGGTCTTTCAAAGCAATTTCACGACGATACTGTGAGTTGGTACCCAAGTTGTACCATGTATCATTTCTTTTGAAAACGATAATTCCATTCTCATTGACCCCCACTTCGGTCACGTATTCATCGTGTTTGTGGTCTTTGTCGGCTTTTTCTTCAACCTTAGAAGATAAAAAATTAATATTGTCAGTGATTCCAAGCATTACTCCTGGAATCACTTCTGTTTCAACCCATTCTCGTTTAGCATACTCCCCAAGTTGCCCACTCACATCAACGCTTGCTAAATCGTCTTTGGTTGCATAATTACTTAAATCAATCTCTTTGGCTTTGATTTCTTCGATTTGTTTAGGTGTTAAGTCATCGAATTTTAAAGGGTCGCCTTTAGGCCCTTTCTCGCCTTGTGGACCTTGTGGACCTGCTTCACCTTTATCACCCTTAGGTCCTTTTAGTGCTTCGAGTTGGTCTTGTGTAAACATGTCATAGGTGAAAGGTTTACCTTGTGGTCCAGTTTCTCCGGTCGGTCCAATTGGTCCTTGTGGTCCTTGTTGGCCGGTTTCTCCCTTGTCACCTTTTGGCCCTTTCATTTTAGCGATTTGCTCGTCCGTAAAGTGAACATGATATTGTCCAGAAGAAACTTGGTCTTGCATTTCATCTTTAATAGTTTCAACATCTGAAATTAAGTCTTTAATGTTAACATTAATCTTATCGGTCGCTTCTTTAATCAGACTGTCTTTCCCATAATTCTCAATAATATTTTGATCTTGATATTCAGCTGACTTAGTCACAATAAACAAGTTGGACTTATACCCACTCGGAAACTTAAATTTATCACCGATGATTATTTCCAGCTCATACTCGCCAGCAGGAACTACTTCCGATACTTTAAAAGTAACCGTATCATCACCAGCTACAGTAACCGGGGTTTCATAAAACTTCATCCCATTTTTAGCAATATAAGCTTTACCTTGTAAAGTTTTAAAAGTACGCCCATCGATATTACTTAGTAGTTGATATTTCAACAGTGTTGTATCACCTTGACGGATGATAGTATCGGTTGAACTTGTGCTTGATAGGTTCATCAAGCTTAAAATCTCACCATACATCTATTCACCTTCTTTTAAGATTGGTTTTAATGCGTTTAATTGTTTCAATGTGGTTGGGACTTGTTCAAGGTCAGATTCAAGGATAAGCTCTAAGTCTATCTCTTGCTCTAAATCAAGAATTTCTTCCACACCTTCGTTCGATTCGTCTTGTAAACTCTTAGACACTGGTAAAATCGCATCTTCCAATTTCAATTTATTCTTAAATAACTTAAATTTAAAAGAGCCAACCAGTTTTTCACTGGCCAGCTCACCTAAAGCGTTATTCAAACCGATTAACTCATAATTCTTCAACTTCATTTACTAGTACCTTTAACCTTTCTTTAGTTGCAGTTTCAATATCCACATCATCACTTGGATTAAATAACATCAAGTGACCACTGAATTGTTCGTTCGTGGTTTTCGAAGTGAATTTAAACTCCACTAAGACTGCGTTTTCGTAATTGCTATCTGTATTAATTATTTCCATAATTCACCTCTAATTCGTAGCTACGCGGTAGTAAGTATTTCCTTTTATGATATACACCTGGCTACCAGTATTACTTACATAAATACCAGCAGTCCCAGCTGCATTTTCCCAACCGAGTCCTGTATCAGAACCGAATATTCGCTGTTGTAACTTAATACCCACACCAGGATAATTTATATCTGGTTTAAGCATTGAACTAAGATAAATTGAACCATCATTACCATCCAGAGCCATCATCCGAGTATATGTGCTCTTACCTCGTTCGTTATAGCTCCATGAAATGTAAGAATCTCGTTGAGCTACCATTGATAATGATTTTCTGCCAACAAACACCCCTGAAGTATCTGCTGCATCCAGACTTTGGAACCGCCCCACCAATGTACCGTCTTTATAAATTTCCAAACCATTGCTATTAAAGGTAGTCGCTACATAGCCCGTATTCGCCATAACATCCATACCGTCACTTGTTATTCTTAGTCGATTGTTTACTCCGTTAAATAACACTTGAGCAAAGGTCGCCTTGTTACCGGATAGATTATTTACATCGATGTTATGCGATATTAGATTAGCAATCGTGGCGGAATTAGCTTTAATCGAACCAGCTTCAATGGTTTTAGCAATTAACGAATTAGCAAACGCATTATCCATGACTGTGTCGCCATCTAAGCGAATGGTTTTGCCTTTCAAGTAAATTCCATTCGCACCTAGATTAATCCTGCTAATCGCCCCAGCTTGGCCAAATAGAGCCATATCTATGCTGTTACTTTGCATTGTCATAGCGGATTTAAATGCCGCATTGTCAGCTATGGGTGGTACATAATTCGTTGCAAACTGGCCTTCTTCTAGCTGAATTTGAGCTGCTTCGATTTGATCTTCAGTGAAAATTAGTCCAAAATCAATGAACAGATTATTATGGGGACCCGTTTCAAGTTGAATCGGCTTATTATTTATCATCCTAAATGTCCAATTCGAAATTGGATAGAATTCGCCAAAACCATTAGACATGCCTGTATAGAATCCATATTGCTTATCCCCATTCAAAATGTATGGATTATTAATCCGTAAAGTGTAAGTGGTATTTTGTTTAACCTTAATAACTATACCAATATTCTTATCATTAACGCGATAGTTATATTGATCACTGTCACTACTAAAACGAACACCCTTCCACCCTTTCATTGGTCCTGGGAACAAGTTTTTATAAATGTCCTTACTTGCCTGAACTTCACCTTTAATCACTTCAGCGGTTTGATTCCAAGCAGTAATGTTATTTTTAATATCCTTAATAGTGGTTGAGCTAGCCAATGCAGTGTCAATCTGTTGGTTGAATGCAGTTGTGATTTCACCAGTTATTTCATCAATCTGTGTCTGACTTAGCGTTAAAGTAGCTTTGCCAATCTCTTGATTTATAATGTTTTTTAATTCGGTACCATTCGAAAATTCTGTCAAAGTGGTTTGGAATCCTTTTTCGGTTTCAACAATTTTCTTTTCCACTTCATCCATTGCGGTTTGAAATGCTGAATTCGTTATCTGTTCAGCAGTCTCCGCTGCAATTTTCTGCCATTCAACACCAGCGTCTTTGAGTTTCTGGTCAGCAAGCGCTTGTTCTTTTTCGATTTCTTTTAACCGAGCGTCACTTTCCTGATACTTGGTATCGATTTTTTTATTCAACTCTGCTTCAAACTGCTCTGTATCCAAGAATTTGACCCAAGATTCCCCATCCCATCGGTACATTCGAATATACTCACCATTCTGTTGCCACCACTGGTCATTTACTAAAAATCCACCTTTTGGAGGGGTTGGTTCAACTGCACTATGATAAATTTTATTGATACCATTCGCAGCTAAACGAACGTCTTGAGTTTCAGCTTCAACTCGATCAATACGCTGACTTAAGTCATTAATAAGGGTTGTTTTAAGGCTGGTATTAATATTTCCAACGGTAATAGAAATAACTGTTTCAGTCACTGGATTCCAATCCATGGCCACTACTTTAGCAGCGGTATCACGAATTCCAATTCGTGGAAACAGTATCGTCAGTGTGTCGCAAAGTTCGATTTCTTCGGCCTGTTTCAATTCGCCATCGTCCAAAGTCTTTGCCAAATCTACAAACTTCACGTCCATAGTGACCTTAGGAATACCAACTCGATTACTCTTAATATAACTTCTAGCTTTATTACGAAGCTTGTCTTGTGTGATTTCTTCTTCCATATCGAATGAACCGGAGAAATCCACCACTTGAATTCTTCGTTGTGGGTAGTTACCAGCATATTCAGAATCGATATAAAGCTCATCAATCGTGAATAAGTCTTTATCTTTAACTGCAACTGGATAAATACTGGTGTAGGTATCAGTGATATTTGTTTCTTCTTGAATATCAGTTAAATTCTTACCATAGATAATAGCAGCTTTACTTGGTCTGCCCATTTTCGACCATAGTTTCACTTTTTCATTGTCAAACTCATATTCGCCACCCCATATATCTAGGATTGAACCTTCTACACCACCTAGAACATTTCTAGCATTTTGGAACTTATCCACACGCCAGTTAGCTGTTCCGCTGGTTGATACATCAGACCACACCTCGAAATTATGCTCACCGACTAGATTATTCTTCCAAGCCGTTAAAGCAAAAGAACCGTCACCAATCGCCCCGAATTCTGGTTTTAATCCAAGGCGCTTAGTGCGGTATGAAATATGTTCTGCATAGATTTTCATGGTTTTTAGACCATGTTTTTCTACTTTAGTAATATCAAACTTTTGGCCTTTAGTGCGTGGTCCAGCAGACATCTTTAAAATGTTACCTTCTTTGATTGCTTCATAGTTTAAACCATCAAAGGGATATTCGCATTCGAAGAAATATTGTCCGTTCCGTTCACGTTTTACAACCGGATTAATAACATCCCTTAATGGCCCTAAACCATAATTTTCAAAGTTAGTTGCGTTCTTATCATAAATAAGTATCATACTTTCACCCCATAATTCGGAATGATTTTAAGAGTAAATGCTGAATTATCCCACGAAATAACATTCTTACCTTTATCCAAGTGGACAAAGTCAGAGTACAGCCAATCATATTGAGATTGGCCACGATATGTGACAGTAAGATTTTCGTTATCAATGACGATACCGCCAGTGATATTTTTTAACACCAAAGATTGGTCGTTAATTTTAATTGTCACGTTACCAGTACCGGTCAATGTCATTTTTGGATAAGCTTCACGCTTGGTAGGATTAAATAACACCCCACCATTGGAAATGGTTTTTTCAATCTGGCCAATCTTTAGATATTTAATTGGATGGATTAGAAAATCCAAAGTCCCTTTACCAAATTTCCGGACTGTTTCGGTTACATCGAAGCTATTTACTACTGCTGCCTTGTAAATATAATCTTGGTCCCAGCTCAATTCTAAATTCTTAAATCCTTTAGCAGATAACCACTCGGCTGCATCTTCTTCACGGAAGGCAATATGTCGGTAGTGGTCTGTAACGAAAGAAAATGGGAAAGACCGATTGACTGGCTTAAGCCGCTCATTATCGACTAATAGTACGCCATTTCGTCCGTCAATTTCAATTTGGTCAATATCTGGTTGAGCTGATTCAAAGCTTCCACCATTTTCAATGATCATATCTAATTCAAGCGATGAAGTGCCATTAAATTTAACATACGGGTGATAATGTTTAATCACTTAGTCTGTCCCCCTCTCTCTTGGTTATCCAAGTAAATTTCTTGAACAATGATTCAGCATCTTGTTCAGTGTTATTGTAGAAGTTTTCAATATGTAGTGACGGACTGTATCCGCCAGCCATGGCTAACTCATTTTGTGGATTAATCGCACGACTAGCATTTAAATTCATAGCTCGATTCATTGAGATTAAGTTAGGGTCTGCCACATCATAGGATAGTGAACCAACCACATCAGTGGCCATGGTGTCTGTAATCATACCGGCTATTCCTTTTACAGAATCTTTAACCTGTTGGAAGTTATTGACTAATCCGGAATTTAAACCAGACATGATAGCTTTACCGGCCGGGATCAGTAAACGTTTATCATATGAAATAGGCCCTTTATTCCGTTGAACCCATCCAGCTATACCACTAACAAAACTAGTCACACTGCCCCACATAGATTTCAAACCATTTAAGAAACCTTGCATAATCGATTGACCAGCACTCCATAAATTGACACTGGAAATATTTGAGACAATATCATTGCCTAAGCCAGTAATAGTACTTAATACATCGCCTATTAAACTGACAATACCATCAATTAAACTTTGGATAATTTTAATCCCAACACCATTCATTTCTGGATCTCTGCTTAAAAGCTGAGAAACCACATCATTCATCATCTGATTTATTTTTGATAGTAAATTAGGAATTTGTTGTATAATCCCAGTAATTAAACTACTTAAAATTTGAAACCCAGCTGATATTATTGATGGTAAGCTTGTTACAATAGCGTTGATAAAATTCATAATAACATTCAATGCCGCACTGATAATCGCTGGCAAGTTATTAATTATTCCAGATACTAAATTCAGCAACAAATCGACACCAGCCTGACGTATCATTGGTATGTTTGTCATAAGAAACTGCACAAACGTAGTGATTAACTGACCAGCAGTGGTAATCATTTGAGGGAGCGCTTGAAGAATACCATTCGCTAAATTCGTAATGATTTCAACCCCAGCTGCTAAAAATGCTGGTAGATTGGTGGTAATCCAAGTCATAATCCCAGTAATGATTGATGATAGCGAAGTCATAAAACCTGGCATTCCTGTTGTGAATCCATTACCGATATTTTGAATCATTTGTGACCCAAACTGCATCATTTGTGGTACGAACGCAGTAAAGAACCCAGCAATCGCCCCAGGTAATCCTGATAAAATATTCCCAACCATTGGGAAGAAATTGTTAAATAGGAAGTTACTGGTAGCAGTCGCCAGACCTTCAAGGGCTGGTTTAATATCTTCACCTAAAGCTAAGCCAGCTAACACATTTTTAAAGCTAGCTTTCATGGCGCCCAGTGATCCAGTAAATGTTGTCTGAGCTTCTTTTGCTGCAGTACCAGCAATACCCATGCTTTTTTGAACTAAATCAATCGCATCAACCACATCTGCATAGTTATTTAAATCAAATTTACGACCCATAGCTTCTGGGAGTTTCTCGGCGTCAGATAATAGACGCTGCATCTCTGTTTTTGTTCCCCCATAACCTAACTTAAGGTTGTCCAGCATCGTATAATTTTGCTTAGCGAATCCTTGATAAGCATCTTGAATCGCTCCAATATCAGTACCCATCTTGGCCGAATTATCAGCCATAGATAAGATTGCTTTATTAGCTGATTCAGCGGCTTTAACTGCATCCCCACCAAGTGACTGCTTCAAGGCTGCACCCATACTCACCGCTTGTTCAGCGTAGGTATTGGCTGAAATTCCAGCTGTAGCTGCTGCTTTAGCGTAGGATTTAACCGCTGCTTCAGCACCTTTATAAATGGTATCCACACCGCCAAAGGATTGCTGGAGTGCTGCACCTTCTTGGATTGAAGCAGAAATAGTATCTTTAATAGCTTTACCAACCCCTAAAGCCGCCACTGCACCCATAAGTGCTTTACCGATACCAGCACCAATTAAGCCCCCTATACCAGAGCCAGCACTAGCTGCCTCAGGTGCTAACTGTTTGCTTATCATTCCACTAATCCCTTTAGCTGAAGGGACTATCTGGACATACGCTTTTCCTAAGTCTGTTGCCATTGTCTACCTCCTTTCAAATTCTTTTAAGGCTTTTTCAAACTCCTCACTAGAATTAAATCCTTGAACTTTTTTATCTTCTTTGACTTCTTGAGTTAGCAAACTAAAAATCGATTTAGGCCGATTCCTGTTTTTTTGACCATCTTTAGTCTTGGTCCACAGTAACGTGTTTAACGCATCAACCGCCTGGGCTAATAGCATGGTGGTTATATTTATTTTTAACCCAGCTAACTTCATTTTGATTCTTGAATCATTTCTCAGACCATAGCAAAAAACAGCTACCTTGGTTGGAGGTAGCTGCTTATAATCATATATTTGATAAGTTTCTGCGAGGTCACAAATCAAAGCAGACTCGTCCAGTTTTATCATCCTAGCGAGGACTATTAGTTTTTTACCTCTTTATTAGTTTGGAAGATATCAATGACTTCATTCATCATTCCGGACAAGCTGACGATTCCATTTTCGCCACGTAAATGCTCTTTCAATGCTTTGACTTGATCATCACCCATTAACATGCTTAATAACTTGCTCATAACCGATGGGTTATTATCAAAATCTGCTAACATTTCAACAATTTCATAATCATCCAAACGGGCTTCATCTAATTCATATTTAAAACCTGTACGAGTCTTGCCTTTAATCATAACTAAGCTCCTTTACCTACAATATATTCATAGTGCGTGTCGCCATCTTGATTTGGTAATGCTTGCATGGTCAATTCATAACCGACCAATTCGTCATCCTTGTAAGGAATTTCTCCAATTTCAGACACTTTACCAATTGGGATAACCACACGCTTTTTAACACCGCTTTTCATGACCATATCCACAACTAAGCTATGCTCTGGTAACTCGGCGGTATTTGCTTTGATTTTGATACCAGCTTCTAATGTTCCTGATACATTATCTGGACCATAAACTTCTTTCAATACATCAATGTTAAGTGATTCAATCAATGTATAAGCGAAAGTATCAGATTTTTCAGTTTGCGAGGTATAGACGATATCGCCGCCCCACGCTTTGATATTTTCAGATTCTGGAGAATTCTCGTTGACCATTCCATCTTCTGAAATGTACCCTAATTGCTTAAACGCTTTATCTAATTCTGTAGTTGCATCTGTTGGAAGCTCTGTTCCAAGTGGTGCAGTGTAAACCGCACCGCCAATTTTCGGCTTGGCTGCCGATACGTTTGCTACGTTTGACATAATTACCTCCTAATAGTGATTAATATCGAATACCGCTTGATAGCGATATTCTTTAGTCGTGGGATCTGTAAAGTTATAGTTTGAGTTAAGATGAACCCCATACACCTCATCTACTTCAACTAAGTTATCAACTATCTGTATGACCTTTTCATTCAACAATGCCGCTTCATAAAGACTTGGTGCGTAACTTTGAAATGCAAAAGTGGAAGATAATAATTTATTAGTTGAAGAACCACTTGTTTTTTCGATAATGACAAATGATTCAGGCATATTATCTTGACGCTCAAAAAAAGACGGCACATCTAAGTGTCCGTCTAAGTGTATTTTTATAATCAACTCAATCATTACCGCACCGCCTTCAGTAGCGTGTTATTGTCTAGGTTATCTTTCTTGGCCTTGAATGTTTCAGCACTCACCATGGCATTGGCACGAGTTCTACCTACATAAATATCTTGTTCATAGCCATCACCAGCACGATTTTTAATGTTGGTAGCGTGATTGGTTAGAATGGATTGCATTTCTCCACTTTTTAGCAACTCTCGAACACCAGCTTTATTCAATTCAAATTTAAATTTACTCATAGCGTTCACACATCACTTTCTTATGCCATTCAAGGGGAATCATGGCTTCAATGCCTTCTTGTGGAATACCGAAAGTCCGCCAGGTCTCATTAAAAAACTTCACTGTCCGATTCTGCCAATCGTGACTATCACCTTTAGGAATGGCAAGCGTATAGACCGCCTTGCGCCCCGTAAGGTTTAATTGATTGGTTATATCTTCAGTGGAGCTGGGGGCGATTAAAACATTATCGACCGGAATTTCCACTTCTTCATATGTTTCATTTCCGAATGGGTCTTGGCCGCTCTTAATCTTGTCGATCAAGAGTACAGTCACACCATGGATCTTTCTTGTCATAAAGTTCAATCACCCCATATCTAGCTTTTCTAAGACCTAAGCGCCGCAATTCATCCCGTTTGATGAACAATCCACCTCCAGGCGAAAGATAAGTCCCTGAAAAAGAATAACCAAGAGCCGACTCAGAAAATTGAGTCATTGGCTCCTGGTCTGTAGCAGTCATTAGCGTTCTAGCAACCACATCAACCACCACAGATTTCACCACAGTGGCATAAGCTGAATTGTCAGCGGTCATGGCATCTAGGTCTTTACCAACCTTATCAGCTTCTAACCGCAAAGAATCGGACACTACTTCAATTAAAGCAGTTGTCCGGTCAATTTCATCAGGTTTTAATGGTCGCCATAATTTGATAACATCGTCGACTGTCGCAAATGTAGTCATTGGCTATCACTTACTTTCTTTAGGTTCTTCTTTCTTTGTTTTACTGCGTGTTGTAGTCTTTTTGACCGGTTCCCAAGCACCCTCTAGCGGAGAAGGTGAAGCAACCACAACACCCGTCTTTTTATGCTTGTATTCGTTCATATTAAGCCTCTTTTACACGAGCAAAGGCAGTTTTGTCTAAGATACCCCATCCAATGTATGCTTCAGCACGAAGTAAGATTTCGTTATATGCTTTCAAGTCACGACCTGTTTGGTCTGGATCACCATACTCGATAATTTCCATTGGAATATTTTCAGCATAACCCCACTTGAACATATTTTGGAAGTCACCAACAATCGCATGATCTTTTTCTGCATTTTCACTATTTACAACTAAAGTGCGGTTGATATCAGACTTCATACCATAAAAAGCGTCTGGGTTTTGACCGAAACGGAATTCTGGGAAGATGGACGCTTTATTCGTATCTTTTAAGGCCGCTAATGCACCACCCGCAGCAGGTGATAAAGCTAAACCATTGACACTAAATCCTAGCCCAACAACACCAGTTACTGCAGTTTCAATATTCTCATCAATTTTAGCGGCATTATAAGGAACAGTTGTATCAACTAAACCGTCAAATGAGTTAGTATCATGAAAAGAAGAAGCCTTGGTTAATGATTTAGGTTCTAAACCATGAATTGCAGCGATATCAAATGCTTCAGCGATTTTCTTAGAAAATCCATCCGCAAATGCTTGTAAGTATTGAATTCGTTTTTCTTCCGCACAGTTTACAAATTCATCAGTGACACGAGCTTGATATACGAATTTTAAAGGTTTGATAATCTTAGAAGTGACTGTTGCCGTACCTTCTTTTTTCTGTTCGCCTTCACCTACGATTTGAGCGTTACCGTCTAAATTAAATACAAATTGTTCAATTCCAGCAAATGGAATTGGAGTTTGATCAGATAATTTTGCTAAGGTTGAGTGACCTTGAACCTTGCTAAACATTTCAGAAACGAGTGTTTGTGGGAATAATTCCCCTGCTTTTAAAGTTGGCATATTTTTTATTCTCCTTTTTAATCTCTATTTGTTAAACTTCTTGCCATTTGTTTCCAACCGTCATCATCACCAACTTGTGGTTCTAATGACTTCATTGGTGCAGTATTTTTAGGTTTTAAATAACTTGATAACTGTTCAGCATCTGCTGCCATATCTTCTTCGGTATCACCTTTAATACGATTGGCCAAATCTAAAGGCAATCCATACTTCACTGCTATAGAGTTGCGAATTTTTTCTGTTTCATAACCAGAAATTTTAGCTTCATAATCGGCAGCTTTCGTTTCGAAGTCTTTAATTGCTGCAGTTGCTTTTTCAGCGTTTTCTTTTAATGCACCATTTTCAGTTTCCAATTCTTTAACACGAGAATTAATTTCATCAAAATTATCAATTCTCGATTTCAAGTCAGCGAGCTCTTTTTGGTGTTTGTCTCGCTCACGATCTAAACGAGCTTTAATAATTGAATCTAATTCTTCTTGTGTTTCGATTGTTTTAAATTCTGACATTGTTAAATGTCTCCTTTCTCCGCATTTCCCGTGCGTTCGGTAGATGTATCATCCGCTTAGCGGTTTAATACCTGATTTGTTGCTTCTTCTTAGGCTTAACACTTAAGCAAGCCCAATGCGCTAGCAATGCACTATCCATTAATGCGATGTCCATATCTTCGAATTGACACTTATAACCAAACCCACCATTGGTACCAATATTCCGTTTCTCACAGTTTGTGACAACCTTGGTCAGTGATGGCTGGTCTGCATGTAAGATAGATTTCTGATAAATACCTTGTTCCCAAAGAGAATTGGCATTGATGATTTCTTTAACCGTTGGAAACGTTGGTGTTTTTAGCTTATGGTCTTTCATTTCTTTAGCTAAAATATTTTGACCACTTGCACCATCGATAACCACAGTCTGGATATCCGCTTTTGTTAGAAAATCAATAAGCCACTGGTTACCATTCCGGACGGATTGGCAATCAATGGCTTCAATAAATATTTTGTCATTTTCAGTTTTCGCAGCAATAGACATAGCCACATTCTCACCATCAATCCCAAACTTAATCCCAACAGATAACTTGGACACCAGCTTAGGTAACTGTGTTACTTTAAGTTCTTTCCATTCTGTTTCAGATATAGCTGATTTCTGGTTGTATGTTGGCCAGTAACCTAACCGTTGAACATTGTGGTCAAGTTTATCTTCACCAAGTTCAGCTTCAATTTTTCGCTCATTTAAGTGATACCCCATGGAAGGATTGCATTCGTACCACGCTTCCACATCGTGTATGTCGGTCATCTCCGTCACTGACCATTCTGCCCAACCAGAGTATTTACTTTGGCCAAACAGTACTTTCTTGCGGTAATCAGTAAATACGGTACCGCTCGATACCGGAGTAGGTGGCGTACCACACATGACAGTCATAGGATTTGAACTGTCTGAAACGGTATATTTCAAAGCTGATTCTTGTTCAATGGTATATTCTTGGGCTTCATCAATGACAAGCAAGTCAAATCCTTCACCTAAACCACCGCTGGAAGTCCGAGTCCGGAATTGGATAATCCCATCGGTTTTGAGTAACTCAATCCGTTCTTGGCCTTTTGCTTTAATCGAAGCGAAGTCCTCGCCTTCCACATACCCCATACTCTCAAAGTATTTTTTCATTTTTTCGAATGAACTATGTGACGTGGAAATTCGGTGCGCTGTGTGTAGGATATTCAAGCCATGTTCCAACGCCCAAATTTCTAGAATATAGACAATTTCTGTCTTACCATTCCGCCGAGGAATTGAGTAACCAAATTTCTGATGTTGCCACAAGCCTTCTTCATCAATTGCCATGATTGGCTTGAGTAGTTGCTCTTGCCATTCATACACATCATTTTTAGTGCGTTTATAGTAGTCAATTGCTTCTTGATATCGACTATCATAATCACCTTGGGAAACAAATACCGATTGCGTAGGAGTTTGACGGCCTTTTTTCGTTTCAGCCATGGGTTTCTCCTTTCAATCAAAAAAAGCAGTTTTATGTCTTACTCGGGACAGTCATAATCTTCATCACTTTCAACAGTAAACTTAATTTCGTCCAACATTGCCATTTCGTTATCCTGGACTGCTTGATCATAACCCGTCTCATAGGCTAAAATAATCGCCCAGATTAAATCTTTAACCTTCATAACTCCTCCTAGTTAACGCCCTAGTAGCGAGATACAGCTTTACGCATCGGATCACCTTAAACCTTTCTATCAGTTTTCATAGGTTTCAAGAATGGTTCACCCCCTATAATTTATTACAGGAGCACAAGGACTCGAACCTTGATTTGTGGTTTTGGAGACCACCGTCTTACCCCTTAGACCATGCCCCTTTAATTCAGGGCATAAAAAATAGCCGTGTTTCCACGACTTAATTACTCCTAACATACTCCGAAATCGTGCGAATTTGCGTGCGGTTTTCGCACGATTCACTCACGTTTACTGACGATAAGAATATGATTATATTAAGCTTTGTAGTTGTTTCTCTCGAGATAGTGTCTAGATTTTTGCACGATTAACTCACGATTACTAAACGTTATTAGTAAACTTCCCACATTTTCTGCAAGTAGCATAACTTCCTGCTAATCCATATTCTCGCCAAGTCCAATCATGGATACAGAAGAATGTTTGAATAAACCATCGTTTCAACTTATATATCGTATACATTTCCAATCACCCTTTTGCTAGTCAAGATACCTTTTAAACCTTTTCAATGGTTTCAAGCAAGGTTCACCTCCTTTAATTCCACTGTTTCGTCCAAACATTTTGATGTCTGCCGGTACCTGGGTCATATTCAACCGTACAAGTGCAGTTATCATGTCTACGGTAAACATCGGCTGGAACATTTGGATAAGTATAAGTCCCAGCTAAAGACCGACACCATTTACACGCTCTACCATGCAATGTTCGAGTAATGGTCGGTTTTAATCCGGATTTATGGTGGAATTCTGCGTTAGCTTCTATCATGTCATCGATAACCGACTGGCTAAAAGTAACCACCGGTTTATCGATAATCCATTTAATATCATTAAAACTTTCTTCACTGCTAATTCGGTTAATCAGTCCGTTAATCCTGTCTTGATTTACTTTCGGCACTTGAGCTTTCAAATGAACGCCAGCATTCTCATTGAGTATGGTTTGAACTGTTTCGCCATAATCACTAACCAGCTTGTAATTTTCTTTCAGTGTTGGGTTCAAAATTCGTTCAGCAATATTATAATACATCCGCCCATCTGGAAGTTGGCTGGATTGCACATTCTTTTCTAAAACATTGGACAGTATTTCTCCAATCTTCACTGCATAGGCTTGCGCATCAACATAGGTCACGTTTTTATCGTAAAGTCTAAGCAGTAACTTCTTTAATGTCGCATCGTGATCTGTTGTCAATTTAAACTCATTCTGGATGGCTTCTAAGAGACCTGGAACAATATCATTAACCATCTAATTCAGCCCCTTTTATCCCAGTTAAATCTCGAATGGTTTCGCCATTGATGTAACCTGGAATTGCTTGATTAAGTTTAATTGCACCGTCACCGATTAAGGTTAATGTATTGGCATCGGCTTCAAACAATGGTTCCCACTTCGGTTGAGTATTTACAAACTGGGTCCGTCGATACTGCACACCATCACGCAAACACGCTGACAAATATGCCACGTTCAGTAAACCAGCACCAAGGCTCCGTTGGGCTTTCCGTCCAGCTAAGCGTAAGTTCTCATGACTGGCACGAATTGCTTCCACGCTTGCTGGATTATCCGACACGAAGCCAAGGTCATCCATGGTCAAACCAGTTTCACCAGCAAACCCAGCTGCTGCCATTTTTAACTGGTCAATAAATGGTGTCATGGTTGATGTAGTGAATTGACCAAGTTTAGGGACATCACCGTCTTCATCCTTGGTAAATTCCAACATACTTGAAATGGTGGCTCGCCAAGTGTCCAGCGCATCGGCTTCTTGGCTCGTACCAACTACATATTTTTGCGGAAATGAATAGAATTCAGCAGTAATTTCAGACCGAACCATGGCACGTTGTGCATATTGTTGCCAGTAAATACCAGCTCGAGTAATTCTTGATCGTCCGAATGGTCGCTTAGAGTCGGATAAGTGAATCACTGGCACCAGTAGAGGGTGTCCGGTTGGATTTTCGATTTCATAAGGTTCATCCAATCGTCTATCAAGATAAATCGTGGTGTCCGGCAAGAAATAAGCTTCAATCAATGGTTGGTCATGTTCGTCACGTTCAAGTACTGCATATCCTTCGGTAAGCAAGCCAGTAGTCGGGTCAATGACTCCAGTCGCATTGTTTGCTTCAATCACTTGTAAGCGTGGCTGGCCGTTCTCGTCCGGGCTGATATAAACAAAGCAGCACGATCCAATCAAAGCTGATAAGACCGCACTGTCGAAGAAGATATCTGGATTATTCAATTTAAAGATATCATTGACAAGGAAGTCATCATTCGTGAATTCCCGAAATACCAACCGATTGGCTAAACTATCCACACTTTTGGAAGTCCAGCCTAGAATGGCTCTGAACCGCCTATATAAGTCTGGAGGGATTGTAATCCCAAGCGATGGGTCAAAGTATTGCATAGCATAGTATCGGTACCGTGCATCTACCCGTAATTTATGATGATTCAGCTTTTTTCTTAAGTAATCGATTCCTGATTTTTCCATTTCATCTTCCTTTCAAATAATTCACGCGAAAAAATGTACAGTACGCCGGGGAAGCTCGGCCGAGCCCGGGGGAAGGGTCTCACCCCCCTATGCTCTAAAAGCGCTCCAATCGCAGCTATGGGGCAAATTACGATTACCAATAATTAATGTTTTTTGTTCAATAATATTGAAAAGTTTGTCTGATTTCTGCCTGTTGCATGACCAATGAGCCAGCTGGAGGTTGGCTAGGTCTGATGGGTGGCCACCTTTCGCAATTGGTATGATGTGGTCAATCACTGGGGCCATGGGGTCTGGATATTTTAAATGTGTATCGACTGGTTTACCGCAAATACCGCAAACGTTTTGAGTCTTTAGTATTCGTTGCTTGTTCTTATTAAAGGCAGCACGGTGCTTACCCTCTCGGTCTGGTCTTGGCATGGGTCACCTACATTCTATACGGGGGGTATTCATAAGGGGGGGTATTAAAAGTAAAAGGGGGTATATTATAAAAACCACCCCGACTTGCGAGGTGGTAAAGAGGAATATGTTTGTGGTCATCATCCACGATATTAGTATGTCATGTTTAAGGTGTTATATCTACACGATTTTATAACAATCAGATAATTTCTCCAATTTTTTCTGCTAATAAGTTGCAAGCCCTTGTACATATCCTGTAAACAGTCATGTGACTTATTCTTTCTTCTTTTTCTTTACTATCAGAATATTTTTTCGCTAGCTCTGTATATGTATAACAATCTTCAAAATAATACTCTTTAACAATTTCTCTTTGTTTGTCGTCCAGTTCTGCTAACACTTCGTCTATGGATTTAATCCACAATCGGCGGTTAGCAATGTATGGATCAGATTCCCACTTAATCACTAGCGACTCTTGCGGATTGCTAGTGCGGCCAATGGATTTAATACCAGCGTTAAAATCGGCCTGCTTATGTTCTAAATCCCACTTGCGGTATTGAATTTCTTTAAGATAGTTCGGATAACCTCTGAACCTATCTTCCATTCTTCGTTTGGTATCTTTATCCACTCAACCACCCCTAGAAATAATTGTACCGAGTTGATTCATTTATCGTAACTATGGAGAAGTCAATCAGACTTAGATAGGTATCTTCCACAGTTCTTATCTGTGAGGATTGCACATTAACATCTTTTAGTTTAGATACTCTCAAGGTATTACTATTGAGTAGAATCCGTTCATTGATGAGGTCTTTCACTTCGTCTTCCATCCAGAATAATTGTTGCAGGTATTCCTTAACTTCCATCCACACACTCCTTAGTCCGATTGTTGTTCAAATTCATAAATCAACTTAATAATCTCTTCTCGACTCACAGGTTGCAATTGATGCGTAGTGCGATGTGTCGTCTGTTTGATAACCCATTGGTCACCATGTTTTTCGATGGTTAGCATCAGACCCGACCCCTCAATTCCTTACCGCACTTGCTACACCTAATTATATAATAATTTTTATCCAATTTGTTGACGATTTTACTTTCTGTGTATCGATGTCTGCAGAATAATTGTTTAATCAACTTTATCATTGTCACACCCCATTCCTTTTCACCATAAATAACTTCTCATACTTACCCCCTGAGCCTGTGCCACTTTGGCTGGTTGGTTTTGCTTTTTTAAACTCAAAGACACATTCAAAGCGGTTGTCCGATATTTCATAACTACTTAGTAAAACTATATTTTTCTTAGCAGTTTTAACACACCAATCATAAAACTCGGAGTAATCTATTTGCGATTTGTAGGAATTTTGTGTGTTCTCATAAGGCGGGTCAAGATAAATTATCTGGTCGGTCAGGTCGCTAAAATGCTGGTAAGGTTCGGTGGATATGGATAGGATCGAATTGCTAAAGCTATATGGCATATTACCGGGCGACTCTGTTCGGCTTAGTTGATGTAGCTTGTTCAACTGTTCCAAACGTTGCAACTGTTCCAAATGTGGCAAGTGTTGAACCCTTTGTAACTGACCTATGTGTTCAAGCGATTGAACCCTTTGTAACTGACCTATGTGTTCCAACTGTTGAACCTCTCTAGCTTCCTTACTCTTATAATCAGCTAATACCTTTTTATAAGTATTCGTCTGTTTATAACCGTTAAAAACATCATGATTGTCTATAATATCTTTAGCTAAATGGTATTTAATATCGCTTATAGCTTCGTTGTAAAGATAATTTTCTCTCTTGTTACCAAACGAATTGACAAGTAACTTTAATTCATCATCAATCGTTTTATCTTCCTTGTCTCTAAGTTTTAAAAACTCTTCCCTACTGATAACCAATGTTTTAAGGTATTCCCTATCGCTATACAGTACCTTGGTAAACATTCTAACTGCTGTTGAGTCTAAATCATTATAGTGTACTGGTATCCCATTAATGATGCACTCTGCTGTAATTGCACCACCGCCACCAAATATGTCATAAACCTTTTTATCTTTTAGATCAAAGTTCTGTTTTATGATCTCTATAATCTTCTTAGATATTTTCTTTTTACTTCCTTGATATGGTAACCCCACTGGCTTACCTTTTCTGATTTTCTTTTCATCCAAAATTAATTTCATATATAAAAGGAATAGAAAACTAGTTTTTAAGCGGCCGCAACTGCTCCTACTCCTTTCTATTTATTTAAATATTAATCAAATTTTTTAGAAATTTTATAATACTCTCATTCTCCTTCCTTCACTCCAAATAAATATTTCTTAATTCTGTCTTCACCAATCTTATCAATAGCTTCTTTAGCTTCGTCATATGAACTGAAATAATAATCGCCATAGACAACTTCGCTTTCATATTTAAGACTGTAGTCAATATCACTATGTTTATTTAAGTAAACATACCAATTTTCAATTCCAAAATTAAACGGTTTTCCCATCTTCTCTAACTCACGTAAGACCTTAAGTCGTTCTGATTCAAATTCTGCTTCTTCTTTAGTTTTGAAAATATTTCCAAATTCAAGTAATTGTTGATCACGAAATGAGTCAGTCCACAAAGTATCATTTAATCTCCCTGTAGACGTTATGTACCAATAATCATCTCCATCTTTAGGCCATTCTTCCTCCGGTTTATATTTATCCTCCAACTCTCTAATTCGCTGTTCAAATTCTTCTTTTAGTTTTTGTAATTCTTCGTTCATTTAAATCCTCCGCTTTCGATTATTTATTTATTCAAGCTTCTTTATTCCACCCTGAATAGGTACTTTTTAATTCTATTTCTACCAATTTTATTGATGGCTTTTTCAACTTCTTCAGCTGTGTCAAAGTAATAGTCGCCATAGACACACCTGCAATTTAACAAGCAGTTAACCGCTAAATCATCCTTTTCATTAAGGAAAAACCCCCAATTATCCCCACCATCAACAAACGGTCTTCCTAACTTCTCCAACTCTCGTAACACTTTTAAACGCTCTGCCTCAAACTTTGCTTCTTCTTCTGTTTTAAAGATGGCGTTATTTTTTAACGCTTTTTTGTCGCAAACATCTCCATTCCACGACATGATGATTGCGTCGCCAAAACAATCTATAACCCAATAATAGTCACCATTTTGGAAGCTAGGTTCTGACTCTTCAATCAATTCTGGAAAACGTTCCTCAATAAAATCAGTAAACATGTTGATTAATTCTTGTTTGTTCATGTTTTTACTCCTCTTCATCTTTAGCTAAGTCATCTACTCCACCGTTACCCTCCAACCACATCAAAGTCATAATCGCATAATTAGCTAAGTCTTTTAACGTGTCCTTGATTGACTCGTCTTTCACTTGCTGACTATCATTCTTTGTTAATGCTTTAATTCTGTTCACTTTGTCGCTTAATCGAACCACTCCTGCAATGACTCCAAACTCGTCAAGTGAGCTAGAGAAACTGTCACCATAGTCTTCGTTCTTACGTTTGTATAAATCGGTCATTTCTGTTGTAATTTCTTCAAACCGTTTATGGGGTGTAGTCATCTACTCACCATCCTTTATAAATACGCCGTCCACCACTTTGCCTGTCCGATCCTTAATCACATCATAGGCCGTACCTAAGCACTCTACAGCGCTAGAATCAATTGTCTTAGCTAGGATAATCAGCGTGACTAATGAATCACCAATCGCATCAATAACCTCAAATTTATCATTCCGGGCCAACCCAGCGGCAATCTCTCCGACTTCTTCAACTACTTTAAGATATTGCGCCCTAGGGTCTGCTTTATCCAAATTCTTATTCATTGCCCATACTTCAACTGATTTAACTAAACTATTCATATTCATTAATCCTCCACCCTTTCCAAAATAAGCATCCGACCTTTACCAGTTTTTCTATACGTCTCAGCTTCACGCCTCTTTGCTGCACTCGTGGCGTACCAGCGGCATATCTTAGTATCAATTCCTAATTCTTTACTAATTTCATCCACTGTCCCACATGCCACTATTTCTTCTCCACGATAAGCAAAGTATTCACCACTAGCGCGTGGCATAAAACCTGCGCTTAAAAACATAATTCGCATTGATGCCGGACAGTTGGCAGGTCTGTAAATCAAATTTAAATCTTGGACTAGGGTCCAATAACGGCATTCCTAAGTCCTCCTGACGAACTACAAATGTGTCAAGTCCTGAACGAAAAGTCACTGTGTTCTTATGCTCTCTTATCCGCTCGCCTGTAAACTCAAAACCATAAATATCTCGTAACCTGTCCATCCAAACAGTCCTTTCTTTTCTTTCTCTGTGGTAAGTAAACCAACTCATCTTTAATCCCTTGTTCTTCCGCATACTTGTATGCTTTTGCTCTAGCATCCCTAAAGTTATCAGCAAAGAAGATTGCATAATGGATACCAAAACGAAACCGATATGCCTTCACTAGTCATATAACTCCTTTAGAAAATCCATTAACGCGACCGCTATATGCTCAGGTATTATGATAAAGCGGTACTCGTTACCTTGTTTGACAGATACCTTAACCATGCCATCACTTAAACTTTTGAAATAGTAATACATACCTAGTCACCTAATTTCTTCAATAAGTCCGGGCGGAATCCATTAAACGGCTCGTGCCCCTCAGCAGTGATCACAGGCAGTGAACGAAAACCTAATTCTTCGGTAACATATTTCAATGCTGCTTCATTGGAATACACGTCCACCTCTTGGTATGGAATATTTAAAATTTTTAAATATTCTTTTGAAAAATTACATTGGGAACAATCCGGTTTACTATAAATAATCACAACTGACATACTCATTCTCCTTTATTCTTAAATTTATAAAAGTCGGGGTAGTTGCTAAAGCGTTGGGGCAGTAAGACTCACAGCATTTTACCCCCACTTTGTACCCCGACTTTATAAAAAGTAGGGGTAGTTCTAAACCATTGGTACTATTGACTTCTCATCAATTACCCCGACTACCCCGACTTTTTTTGCCATACTTCTTCTATTTTTATAATAATAATCACTTTTTTATTATTATTACTTATTTACCTTATATATTTTATTTAAAAAGTAGGGGTAATATATAAAGTATATATATAAAGCTTACAGCCCCAAGGGATTTGAGTACCCCGACTTTTTTTTAAAAAGTAGGGGTAAAGTAGTGGTAAAAGTAGGGATAAAAGTAGGGGTAATCCCTTTACATACCATCTTTAATATATAACTTAACTCTCTTATTCATCTGGTAAGTGTCCTTCACCCGGTACCCAAGATCAATAAGCTTCTGAGTAAATGAGGTCACCTTCTGAGGTTTCATCCCGTATGCTGAACAGAAATTTAAATAATCTTGATACACCAATTTTTTATCAAGATTAGGCGTGATACCTTCTTCATCCACGTACATAGCCACTGAATCAGACTTCTCTAAGTAGTCTTGAACCATCGAATTAACCACGCCGTTGTCGGTTATTTTACCGCCGTTATGAGCAATATTCTTTACACCTTTTAGGGCTAAGTTAAGTAAGTAAGACTTGGCTTCTTTGGTGGTTAACTTACTAACCAGATCAAAGTCCGCTTTCTTCACCACGTTGTCACAAGGGACAATCACTAACCGCCGTGCAATCCCTCCAGTCTTATCCTTAAAGGTCGGCATCTCATTAGCTGTAAATAATAGCGTAGCCGTGTTTTTAAGCCGTCTGGGCGTTTGATAGATAGGACGTATCATAATTGTGTTGCCACTGGCTAAGGCCTTGAAATTGGCCGATTTATCCAAATATGACGCATCAATATCATCACCGATGTTAACAATCTTATCCTCCAACTCACCAATGCTGGTCGGGTCACTAAAGGCATCCAAAGAAATATTCGATCCCATATCCCCTACCCATTCATTCAGCATTTCTAAGAAGGTGGACTTACCGTTGGCCCCGCTTCTACCAACAAAAAAGAATACTGAATGGGGAAAGCCTTTAAGTAAGATAATATGGCCAAGTAGTTCTTCTACCGTGACACGGAGTTCTGGACGGTCCATGACTAAGAAGTTTAAGAAGTCGTCTACGTCCTTGCTATAAGCATTAGGGTTATAATCAACATCCAATAAGTAAGGGGTGAAGTTATCCACGGCACCTTTGACAATCTTTCCTCCCTTTACTTGGAACCCGTTCGCAAGTTGGATAGAGTCTATATCCCCTTCAAACTCTTCTGAAATTTTAGTCAACTGGTGGATCACTTCGTTATCTGAGGCTCGTGTAAGTTGCTGGCTTTCGTTGATGGCCCTAAGAATTGAATTCTCATTGGACCGCCAAACGATATCCTGCTTAACGTACAACTTATCCCGATAGTAATAGACTTGATAGTCCCTAGCGAACTCTTGGGAAAACTCAAACACATTAAACTTATCTGAGCTGGAAGGCGCTGAGAACTTATCCTTAAACGTGTAGTTAGAATAAATATCATCCACTTGCTTACCTAAAAACTCATTGAGTTTCTGCTGATTCTCCTCGGCCCATTCCTTGTTATCTAAAGCTAGTAACTCTACATATTCCCTAGCCCATTCTTCTTGAATCTCGCCGGTTAAAACAGCTTTACCAATAACTGAGATGGCGGATAAGGCATTGCCATATTCCTGCAAATTCTCATATTCTCGGTCGATATAAGCCCGGATAATTTGACTGGCTTGCCGCTTGTTTAAAGGCGTGACAGACTCAAATTTTTTATGATCTGGCTTAGCTTTAGTGGTCGATACTAACTGGTCTGGAGTCCATACGTTTTCAAAGTTGATTGGCGTAACCTCTGTACCGCCAAAGAATATCCGGCTGCAATCTTTAGGGGCTGGGTCCGCTTGTGGGAAACGATGCATCAACCACTTGTAAGTATCAGTGACAACTTTATGATCCTTAAGGATACGGTCTAGGAAGATAACCACCCTAAACTTTTGCCAATTCTCCTTGTAACTGAACGACTTGTAAATAAAAGCAGCATGTTTTTGGATCCATTGACTGCCTAAGACATCCTCGATGGTGACATAATCTTCATCGTTTACCTTGTGCTTAGTCCCTTCAATCACGACTGTATTATCAAAATCTAACATCATCACTTGCTGACCTATTAGATTGGCTTTTGCCCGCGTTCCATTCATCACCCCGAGACAGACAGAGTGGCCTTGCGCCACCTTGTCCGCTAATTCTTGTGGGGTTAAAACGATACTTGCATTTGTTATCGTCTTACTAATCTGTATGGCTTGTTCCTTATTTGGCTTATGGGTATAAGGTATCGGATGGACATGCAATTGATAATGTACCGCCATCACTTACCCTCCTTCTAGTCAAATGGTAGGTCGTCTGCGTATTTTAAGAATTGATAGTTACGGTATGGACTCTCCGGTTTATTCTTGTTTTCTGATTCGGTAATTTCTAAAACCATTTGTGCACCCATAGCCTTCTCACCAATAACATCACCTAGTGTCATTTGATCTTCCCAATCATCATCATCCAAGTTAAAGTCTGCGGCGAAAGCAAGTTGACTAATAAGTTTAATATTTTTAGTAAGAAACGATGGATATTTTTTATTGTTTGGATATTCTGGATCCACGTTCAAGTTAACCAATTCTCTGCGGCCGTCATAGTCACCACCAACAACAGTAAATTCAAGTGCCACTGCATCGTAACCACTCTGATATGCACGATAACCCGCTTTAGAAATAACGGTATCGTACTCGCCGGCTGGAATAATTCCTTGACTGTTTGGGTTATCGGTAGCTGGGTTATAATTATTTAACGTTTCTAAAGCAACTTCTTTTAATGACATAATTTTTTACCTCTTTCTATTATTTAATTTTTGGACGCTTGCGGTTTGATACTGGATGTCCTTCTGGGTTAGAGTCTTGTTTAGGTTCTGTAAATGGTGGCTTAGTTGGGTCCACTTCTAAATCTTCAAATAATTCTTTGGCTTCTGGTGGATCAACATATAGTTTTGATTTTTCTCCCTGCTGAGGTTCAGAGGCAGACTCTTCCAAGACTTCTTCCTCTTGCTCTTGCATTTTTTTAACGATAGCGTCTTGTTCTCTCTTTGATGCGCTCTTAGATTTATCAAAAGCGCCGGTAACGGTATCTAAAATCGCTAAGATGCGCTCATCATCAATACCTTCTCGTGTGTAATTTTTGCGTTTGTCCTTAACAAAGCGGACATATTTCTTACCAATCTTCTTAGCTTGGATCATGTAGTCACAGTTACCATTAACCACGTTGACATACTTTTCTTTAAGCGATGGTTTTTCAATCGTGACATTATTTTCTTCAAAAGTAGCTATCCGGCTGACATAGATAATGTTTAAAGGCAAAGCTTTTAACTCAATGACTAATTGTTGGAAGATGGAATTAAAAGAAGCATAGCCCTTGCCGAAAGGGATATCTGCTAAGGCTTCAACCCCTGCTTTATCACATACATATTGTTCAATCATGACGACAATATCATCAATAACATCAAGTATGATTGTTTCGTAAGTGTGTTTAGAAGTCTGTAATTCAGTGATAATTTGATCTAGTTGGTCTACGGCAGAATGAGTAATCTTACCGTTCTTCCCACGCACGTTACGTAAGGGGATGCTGGGATAGGGATTGGCTGAGGCGTTCCCGTCCGTATCAAGAAACAAGGGGTTAGGGAATTCTCCGGCTAGATAAGACTTGCCATTCATGGTAGCCCCAAAGATAAAGAAGTTCTTTGGTGTATCAATGGTCTTAGTCTTTTTGTTTGGTGGTAGTATTGACATTATTTTTCCTTCCTTTCAGTAAACTTAACGAATCCTTTACGCTCGCTTTCTTTCATATACTTATCGTATAAGTCTGGGTGATCCTTCTTAAAAGCGTTGCTATCAAAACGCTGCGACTTGCTAGGCAGCACACGGGTTACAATCAAAAATGGCGTTTCAATCTTTTTAATATCGTTCTCCGTCATTTTTTGATAAACAAATTCTTTGAGTTCTTTTTCTTTTTTTTCAAGTGACTTGAGCTGCAAAATCTGCGGCGCTAACTTATTTAACTCTAAGATGGCCACGTCCATATCAGTACCAATCGTCATAAAGTCCTGCTCAGACATGGTGTTATCTTCTTTAAGGTACTCGCATCGAATCCAAAACGTTTCAATCGCGTCTAGGATCCGTTGCTGATATTCCTTATCTGCTGGTACTTCAATAATCTTCAAGTTGTCTGGATCAAAGTCTGTATTAAAATCTGTCGGCCGTTGGTACATGGCTAACCATCCCATATCGCATCCAATCTGGTGCATATAAAGCTGCATTTGCGCTTCATAGACTCGCGTGTCTGGGTTAACACCGTGTGTCTTAACTTCCAATAATGTCATTGTTTCCAGGTCTATCCCATCCACGTTGGACCGGATGTGATGATCCTCATCAATGTATGTATTGACAATAAAGCTTGTCCCATTGACTGCGTTGATGTAGTCACGTATTTGCGGTTCAAGTACATCCCCAAAAATGGTATATTCATTCTTTGAAAATTCTTTTTTAACTAGGCCAATCTTCTCTTTGGCTAACTCATACTGAGTCTTGTACTTACTGAGGCCTAAGATGGCTGGTACGTCTGATCCACCTACATAAATATTTCGTTTGGCCGTGACATTCAGATCTTGTTTTTCTAAGCCAAATCCTTTAAAGCTCACTTACATTTCCCCCTAACTTTGTCTCTAAATAAAGCGTCTTATCAAAGTCCTTCTTTTTCTCTAATGCTGACCAGACAGCCTGCTCTATTGTTTTCTCTGTATTAAATCTGAAAACAGTAACCTTACGTTTTTGCCCGTTCCGATGTGTTCTTCCTAGTGACTGGGCATAATCTTGATATGAATAGGTTGGGGTGTAATACACCACGATATTAGCGTACTGTAACTCAATCCCTGCTGCCCCTGCTTGATACTGGACTAGGGTTAAACTGTTGCTCACCTTGTCCCACTTATCTTTAGACGGGATAGCTTGCTTTGATCCATTCACTTCAAAAATAATCTTACCTTTGGCTATTTCTTTGATAGCCTCTAGCTCGCTTGTATACTGGTAAAAAATAACTATGTTGTTATCAGTACCTTCAAATAACATTTCAAGATACTTTAACTTATCATTACGGTTGGCGTGTTCTCTTAAACCATGTAACAATGAGGACGGGTTATCATAGGCTTTATCATCTAAGACGCGGTCTTTTTCAATCACCTTATATTCTTTAGATGGTTTAAAGTTAACTGTTCTAAAAGTGATTGGCGGAAGGTCTAGGACATCATCTTTCTTCACACTGGTTGTAAAACTGCTATACCATCCTAGTAACTCTTCCTTATTCTTATAATCGGTTACCATGTTGATGGTTTTAGTCCCAAAGAATTTCTGTTCCCATATCCCGTACTTACGTTGAAATTGAGTTTTATTCTTAGTGAAACCAAACATAATAAAGTAGTTAATCATATCCCCTATATCATTGGATGCTGGGGTACCACTTAGTAATAAGAAGTGACTGGCAATCTTAATCAGCATATTAGCTGCCTTGCCTCGCTTGGAGGTAGGATTCTTAACATAGTGACATTCATCAAAGACAACAAAACATCCGTTACCTTCACGCCATCGTTTACTTAATACACCATACGACATAGTGTTATAAGTAATGCTAATACCATACTTTTCTTCGACTAACTTAACCTCTCCGTCCCATCCGCCTTCCTTGATCTTGGCAGGAGGAGCCACAATCAGCAGTGGTTCGCCTTGGTTATACTTAAGGTAGTGATGGATAGCCATTAATGTTTTACCGGTTCCTACATCTGCGGCTATCAGGTAATCTGGTTTAGAACTATCCACTATCTCCTTTTGGAAGTTATATAAGATTGTGTTCTGATAACTCACGTTTAACCACCTCCAAGCTATTTGCTACAAAAGCAATACCACCTGCGTTTTGTATTTGTTTAATCTTTAATTTTTGTAAGGGGCTTACAATACCACCTTTAGGCTTCTTCACTTCAATACCTATAAAGCGTCCTTTCAAACACGCTAAAATATCCGGGGTTCCGGCGGGCATGTATGCTGACCCATGTATCTTTACGTGGTAAGCACCGAGTGAATCAAGGTAGCGTTTAATGTTATTCTCTACCTTCTTTTCATCTGCCATTACTCCTCAACCACCTCTACATTTTCGAGGCCGTATCGGATAAACTTCTCAGTAATACGTTGGATAGGCCATCCGGTTTCTTGTTTTAACTCTTTAATTTGTTCAAGTAATTCCACATCAATAAATACTGGCTTAATTGCCTTTGCTTGCTTTTCTTTTTCTATGACTAATCTTGGTTGTGCCATTTCTATTTCCCCTTTTCTTTGTTATAATTTTTGTGATAATATTTTTTATAAGTCCGCATCCCCAATGCGGGCTTTTTTTATATGATGTCCATGATGATCCAAAAAAATAAGTAACCTAACAAAACGAATACCATTCCAATAGCAGTTCCTGCTATGAAACCCTCAGTCCGTGCGTCTTTGAAGTTTAGTTCTTCAAACTCTTCAATGATCGCCTTTTCCTTTTTATCCCATTCAGATTGTGTGTATTTAAGTGTTTCATTCATTTAAGTTCCTCCTTAACGCTGGCGGGTGTTATTCTTTTATTAGATCCAATACTTCTTCAATATCGGACCGTTTATACATTCTTTTCTTACCTTGTCTACGACTTTTCAAACCGGCAGCTTCCCACCGTCTTATATCCAAGTCGCAACAGTCATACTCTTTACAGACTTCTTTCTTCATCAACCATTGTTTTTGTTGCTTGGCAAGCATATCCTTAGCCATACTTTCGGCTAACTCTAGGATACCTTGGGCAAGTTCTTTACTTGCTGCTTCGGAAAGTATTTCCATGGCGGTTACCCCTTTCTAAATTCGTTCACATCGACATCTAGGGCATCAGCGACTTTAAACGCATACTCAAGTGTGATTGTTTTCGTCCGACCATCTCGGAGTGCATATAAACCTTGTTTTGTAATACTAGCTGCTTTAGCTAAGCTGTAAGGTGTCATGCCTTTTTCTTTCATCAATCTTTCAATTACTTTCCACATCAAATCACCCCCAAAAACACAAAATATTGTGTTAAATTACAAAGCTTTGTCTATATATTGATTAAATTTAGTTGACTACATATTTTTATCTTGCTATCATTTCTACAGTTAATAATCCATATAGAAAGTAAGATGTTGTATGAACGAATCGATCTACAATAAGGTTGAATTTTTCAATTCCTTTTACACCAAAGAAATGGTAGATGCCTTCACACAGATTTCTGAAAATCTATCTCTGCAAATTGAACCAATTAAAAGATTGGCATCGGTTATGGAAGAAGCTATGAAACCATTAATTTCATTTAGCGAAGTTTACCAAGCCTCTTTAACAGCTATAGCAGATCAACTTCCATCAATTACAATTCCTTTAGAGACCATCTCAAACTCATTGAAAGAACTCAGTTTTTACTCTGACTATAACCCTGTTAATAAGTTCGAGAATAAATTTTCCATCGAGGCAAAAAACATAATCCAAGAAAGTAGCGATTTCCAAAAACAACAAGATTATACTTATGCCGATGAATACTTTAGTTCTCCTAAAAAAATTGAGAAAACAGTTTCTGAGCTTAATAATCCTGAATCATCCCTTTCTTTAAATTCAGAGTTCAAGAGTTTTATAATTCAAAGTTGTTTAAATATTATTCTTCAAGTGACCTACCATGTTATATGTGGCATTTTTAATGTCGATATTGGTCAAGAAATAATTACTCACATAGTTAAATTTATAAAGTCGTTATAGCTTCTATCATGAACAATCCTGCAGTGACCAGGGCGAGGGTTTTTATTGTTTGTTTCATGTTTGTCCTCCTATTTGGTTCATTCGCTTTCCATAGTTCGTTCAATGAAAGTCTCCTTTCTAAATCTTTAGTCCTTTATCAAAGGTTTAATTACGTTAAAAACGAATATAAGATTAAAAATTTTTAAAATCTGAAACGTTAATTTCTAAAGCCTTCGATAGCGCTACTAAGGTAGAATAATTAGCTTGAAGCATTTTTTGAGGGCAATCTTCAAAGTCAGCTATTGTTCTGGTTGATATCCCAGATAATCTACTTAGCTCTGCTTTAGTCATTTTCTTAACTCCTCGCCATTGGGCAAGGTCTAATTTATCGTCAAAAACTACCAAATATATCTCCCCCTTTCTTTTACCGTGTCTAAATAATAACATTCGTTTTAAACGAAGTCAACAATAAATTTCATTTTTTACGAAATTATTTTTTAGGTTATATAGATTAATTTCATTTAATACGTTATAATGTTTTCTGTAGAGAGGGGGTATACATTAAATGAACGAAAATAATTTTTTCGGTAAAAACTTAAAATATTTAAGAAATAAAAAAGGTATTACACAACAAGAGATTGCAGATTTGATAGGTAGAAAAAGCACTGGCTCTGTGAGTGATTGGGAAGCTGGAAGAACAACACCTAATGCGGGTAATATTTCTAAAATTGCATCATATTTTGGTTTGAAAATTGATGCAATGGTTGAATATGATTTGCAAACACAGGCATCTGCCCCCTCCAACCTAATCCCAATCAAGCAAACTAAACTAATCCCTGTCATTGGAAGAATAGCTTGTGGTGCACCCATCTTAGCCGACCAAAATATAATTGATTCCATTGCTTTTCCTGTGGAATTATTGCCTAGTGGAGAAATATTCTTCTTAGAGTGCCGCGGCGATAGTATGATGCCAACTATTCAAGATAAAGCATTAGTCATGGTTCGCAAGCAAGAAAATGTGGAAGACGGGGAAATTGCAGTTGTTCTATTAAACGGTGATGAAGAAGCCACCTTGAAGCGCATCAAAAGACAAGGTGATTTAATAATGTTATTGCCAGATAACACCAATCATCCTCCGATTGTAATTCAGCCAACCGACACAATCAGAATTGTAGGTAAAGCAATTAAAACTATTAATAATTTATGA